ATTTTTACCTGTGAGTTCATGGCGTGGTGGCGCGGTGGTGGCGCAAACTGTCTGCGAAAAAACATTTTGCACTGCGATTGTGCGATCAGTACTATAGATGTAGAGACAGAGGCGCCAATGATGGCGCTGCTCGGCGAACCCAAAGCGCCGAGCTGAATCGAGCGCCGGGACGCTCGTAAAACTCCTTCCCGCATCCTGTATTTTCCCCGGAATCGTGTCGAGGAGGATACCCCTATACTCAGCGGACGGCGAGCTGACCGGTTGGGTCAGCCCGCAGCGGTTGGCCCGGTTGCAGGCCGACGGATTGATCAGCCGAGTGATCAAACATCCCAAGGGATACGTGAACCGCGCTTACTTGTACCGCAGCTCGGGCGAGGGAAGCCCGGTAGAGTTGGGGCAGTACCTGGGCACCCGGTACCACGTCCGCGAGCACTTGCCTGCCGGATACCTCTGCTGGTCTCTGCGGAAGGTAAGCGACGCTTTGCGCCCCTTCTTCTTCTCCACCGTGCTTGAGCGCTGCACCTATGCGGTACACCACGCAGGACGAGCTTAACTACATCGCGGAGCTTTACCGGCGGGATCCAGAGGCAGCCAGGGAATATTGCCGGATTCTGCTCGGCGGCCGGCGCTGGGACCCGGGCATTGACGTCGAAGCCATCGAGCAGAAGGCCCGCGAAGTCCTCGGGCAACTTCCGTGGCCTACCAGTGGCAACGCGGCGACGTAATCGCGATCGCCAATAGCAAATGCCACTACTGCCATGGCTTCGGCATCATACGCAGCTCACGCGGCGAGCAGCCATGTAAGTGCGCCCTCAGGAAGATCTTCCGTATTTGCTTGAGGAAGTATCAAGAGCTCCGGTGGGAAGCTTGGGAATATAGCGTTGGCCGGCGGTGGTGGCTGAACATTGACTACTTGGTGGACTTCATCCTGGTCTGCCGGCGGCACTTGGACGACTGGGAATGGCGATTGTTTCAGATGCACTTTCTGGACGGAAATCCATGGTACGCATGCGCCGGCAAGCTGGGGGTAGACCGGGGCAATTTCTTTCACGCAGTCTATCGGATCGAGGCCAGGTTGGGCAGGGCCCTACGTGAGACTCAGCCATACCCGCTTTACCCGCTAGCGGATTACTTCGCCGGTCCAAGGCGACTGGCGCGAACTGAGGTGTCCCATGAAGTTTTCCGTAAATGCGACGATCCAAGCTCTGGCCCTGGTGGCGCACGCTCTCAACGCGACAGTTGATTTGCTGCCGCCGGAGGCCAAGTTCTGGGCCATGGTGGCCCTGTCGGCGGTGCAAGGCGTGACTGCGGTCCTGGCGCATTTCGCCAATCCTGACGGCACGCCGGCGGCCGTCCCGTACGTCAAAGGGGGCAAGGCGTGAACCCGAAGTACTACACGACTCCTGAGGAAACGCGCCAAGTGGTTGAGTATCTGAACCGCCATGGCATCGGAGGGGGCGTGGTTTCGGTCGAGCTTGAGACCTGGCAAGGTCCCTTCGTCCTTCCGCGGGTCGAGGGCAAGGACGTGGTGAACATCAAGCTCGCCAGTGGTGTCGCGTTCAATGCCGGCCTGACCTTAGACCTGATCCAGCGGTATGGGCCAGATAGCTGGCTGACCAGGGCCATGTTGCAAGCGATGGCGGGCTGACGGGTCCTTCCCGGCGGCCGGCGCGGGCGGGTGAATTGGTTGGCACGCCCGGCCTAGCTGCAAGCCCCGAAAAGTGAGGGGAAAGGCTTGCCGAAGCGCTCCAAGGCGGACCAGGCAGCCAAGATCAGTGCAGATGAGGCCAGGCGGCGCAAGGAGGTGGCGCTGGCCGAGCTGCGGGAGCTGGAGGCCGCCGAGCGCAAGGGGCTGCTGTTGAGACGTGACGATGTCGAGCGCACGTGGGCTGAGACCGCGGCAATGCTCAGGGATGCCGTTCTGCGAATCCCGGACATGGCGGCGCCACAGCTCGTCGGGGTTCGAGACGGCGCTGAGGCGCGAGCGGTGCTAAGCGACATCTGCGATGCCGTGCTACGGACTCTCAGCGCTCGACTCGCTGCCGCCGGCGAGCAGCCTGCTGCCACGGGTGGCAGCGGCGCTGCTACCGCCCGAACGGATGAGCCTCGCGGATTGGGCGGACAGGTACCGCCGCTTGTCCAGCGAGGCCAGCGCGGCGCCCGGCGCCTGGACGACGCTGCCGTACCAGCGCGAGGTACTCGACGCGCTCAGCCCGCACAGCCGATACGCGCAGGTCGTGCTGATGTGGGGAAGCCAGCTCGGGAAGACTGAGATGCTGCTGACGCTGATCGCCTACATCATTGCCATGCAGCCGGGGCCGATTCTTGTCGTGCAGCCCACGCTTTCGATGGCCGAGGCGTTCAGCAAGGACCGCATCTCGCCAATGATCCGCGACATGGAAATCCTGCGCGGGCTGGTGGCCGATCCCAAGGCGCGGGATGCCGGCAGCACCATTTTCCACCGGCGGTTCGTCGGGGGCCACTTGACAATCGTGGGCAGCAATTCTCCCGCCGGGCTTGCCTCGCGCCCGGTGCGCTACTTGCTGATGGACGAGCTTGACCGCTGGGAAGCCTCCGCCGGAGCCGAGGGCGACCCGGCGGCGCTGGCAATCGCCAGGACCAGAACATTCTGGAACCGCAAGATCGTCATGGTCAGCTCGCCGACTACGCGCGGCTCTTCACGAATCGAGCAGGCGTGGCTCGAGTCAGACCAGCGCGAATACCACGTGCCCTGCCCTCACTGCGGCCAATATCAGCGGCTGGTCTGGGGGCGCGTCGAATGGCCCGAGGGCCGGCCGCAGGATGCCCAGTACCGCTGCGCCGGATGCGAAAAGCTGATCCCGCACTCGGCGAAGGCTCGCATGGTGGCCGAGGGGCGGTGGGAGCGAGGAGCTGAGTCACCCATCGCCGGCTTTCATCTGTCCGAGCTTTATTCGCCATGGCGCTCTTGGGGAGAGCTGGCGGCAGAGTGGCTAGCGGCGCAGGGAAATGTAGAGCGACTGCGAGCGTTCGTCAATACGTCCCTGGCGGAGCTTTGGGACGACCAGGTCGCAGGCGCAGTCAGCGAGGATGAGCTTCTGGCGCGACGCGAAACCTACGGCCCCGAGCTGCCCGACGCCGCGGCGCTCCTGACTGCCGGAGTGGACATCCAGGACGACCGAATCGAGGTTTCGGTATGGGCATGGGGCCGAGGTGAGGAGTCCTGGCTCATTGAGCATCGGGTGATTCCTGGCGATCCGACCATCGGGCCGGATCACGGACCATGGATCGAGCTGGATGCGTACCTGGCGCAGCCCTGGCGACATCCGCGAGTGGGCGAAATGCGCATTGCTGCGGCGTGCGTGGACGCTGGATATGCCACCAGTGTAGTGAGCCGTTTCTGTGAGCAGCGCGTTGGGCGGCGCATCTGGGCAGTCAAGGGCGCGGGCGGGGCCGTGCCCGCCTGGCCTCGGCGACAGAGCCGTGGGACGCGGGGGCGCGTGTATGTGATCGGCGTTGATTCGCTCAAGAGCACGCTCACGTCGAGGCTGCGCATCACCCAGGGCCAGGGCGCCATGCACTTTCCGCTCTCGGTGGATCGCGAATACTTTGAACAACTCACTGCTGAATACATGAAAACGACTTACAGGCAAGGGCGCCCACACAGGACCTGGGAACGCAGAAAGGGACGGCGGGCAGAGGCTTTGGACTGCGCGGTATACGCCTACGCGGCGACCTTTGGGCTGGCGCAGCATGGGGTGCTGATTGATCGGGAAGCTGATCGCATCGCGTTGCTGGCACGGACCCAAACGACGGAGCCGGCGAGACCGCAGACCGGCTGGCTGCCTCCGATCAAGGGATGGCTGAGATGACGCTCGACGAACTGCTATCCCGGCGGGAGGAGATCCTGAGGACGATCGGCATCCTGCGTGTGCAATTCGGCGAACGTAGCGTCCAGTATTCGGACCAGGCGCGGGCGCTGGCTGCGATTGACGCCGAAATCGCGCGCTTGCAGCAGACGCAGCGCTCGGTCAGCTACGCGGAGTTCAAGAAGGGATGAGGGCCAACTGGCTCGACCGCATCATCGGCTGGTTCGATCCCGCCCGGGCGAGTCGGCGTCTGCATGCACGCATGAGCATGGTAGCCGCTGAGCGGTTCGCTTATGAGGCGGCACGCATGACCAGGCGGACAGCCGGATGGCTGGCCTCTGACACGGGTCCCAATGCGGAGATAGCCGGAGCCGCGGCACGGCTCCGGGCCCGTTCGCGCGATCTGGTGCGCAACAATCCCTTCGCTGCCCGGGCGGTGGCGGCAATTGCGCAGAACGCAGTGGGCACTGGCATTGTGGCGCGCACCCAGCAGCGGGAGGCGGCCGCTCTATGGCGTGGATGGATCGAACAGTGCGATGCGGACGGAGTGTATGACTGGTACGGCCTCCAAGCCCTGGTCGCGAGAACAGTCGTTGAAAGTGGCGAATGCCTGGTGCGCTTTCGGCCGCGGCGACAGGAGGATGGAATCTGGCCGCCGCTGCAACTCCAAGTGCTGGAGCCTGACTATCTGGACTCGACGAAGACCGGCCTGACCGGGACCGGTTACATGATCCAGGGCATTCAATTCGACTTAGTCGGGCGACGTATCGGTTACTGGCTGTTCGATAGACATCCGGGAGAGGTCTCGACGCTGGTCGGAGCAACTCTGCCGACCAGCAAACTCGTGCCGGCCAGCGAAGTCTTGCACGTCTACCGCAAGGACCGCCCCGGGCAGGAGCGTGGCGTGCCGTGGCTCGCTCCGGTCATCATGCGGATGCGCGATCTGGACGATTACGAGGAAGCAGAGCTGGTCCGCAAGAAGATCGAGGCCTGCTTTGCGGCATTTGTTGTCGGCGGGGACCCTGGACGCACGTTGGGCGTATCGCGCACGGATGCCGGCAGCGGGCAGCGCATCGAGAGTTTCGAGCCGGGGATGATCGCCTATCTCAGCGACAGTGAGGATGTGCGCTTCGCCACACCGCAGCCATCGTCTGGTTACCCGGAGTATGTGCGGCATCAATTGCGCGCCATCGCGGCGGGCTTGGGCATGCCTTACGAGGTGTTAACTGGGGATCTCTCACAAACGAACTACTCCTCGATCCGGGCCGGCTTGCTCGAGTTTCGCCGCATGATTGACCAGTTCCGCTGGCAGGTACTGATTCAGCAGTTCTGCCAGCCTGTCTGGGACCGGGTGATGTCGTTGACCGGGATTGATGCCCCGGTAACGTGGACGCCGCCCAAATGGGATTCGGTGGATCCCTACAAGGAGGCCTCGGCGGTCCAGACCAATATTCGCAATGGACTGGTGACCTGGCGAGAGGCAGTCAGCGAGATGGGCTACGACCCCGACGAACAACTGGCCGAGATCGCGGCTACCAATGAGGCTTGGGACCGCGCGGGGATCGTCCTCGATTGCGATCCGCGCCGAGTTACGCAGGGCGGCGCAATACAGAAGGAGTTGTAACCATGCCGTGGGAAGAAACTGAAAACGAAATTCGCCATCGCGTCCGGGATCCGGAAGATTTCCAGCCCGACAGCTTCCGGACGATCACTCTGAAGGAAGACAAACCGCGCGTATTCGCCATCATCGGCAAACTCAAAGGCGAGACTACGACCACCATTCAGGCGCTGCGGTTCCCAAAGGAAGACGGCTGGACGCTCGAAAAAGCCAAGGAATGGGTCGCCAAGCATTTCAGAAAGAACGAGCAGTCCGCGGTCGAAAGCGGTCGCATAAGCCTGCGCAGCGAATACATCGGCCTGGCGGCGTTGACTCCGCCCGAAACCATTGATGCCACGGCGCGGACCGTGGATGT